ATGTAACTTATCTTACCGTTTACGTGCTGTTCTAAGTCAGCACCACAGGTCATACATCTAAAAAATTGTTGTGTAAGCCCAACTAGTAAAGTGTGTTCTTCACAAGTAGGACATTTACCTGGGACAACTTCAGCTTTAAATTTAAAAGGTTTCATTCTAGTCTATTATCAATTTTTTGATACTCTTGCTACCGTCAATATTGTCCTCTAATTCTGCACTACCGCGCCAACATTTGTAAGTAACTGAAGCACTATATTGTCTCTCTGCTTCACGCTTATGGCGTAAACATAAAGCCATCGACTCCTGGATACGTGCCTCCTTAATTTCTCCGCTTACAAACATTAATAATCCTACGACAGCTTCAATCATTGTCCGTTTCCATTCTTATAAATTATTTCTCTGTTTTTGTCTTTTAACTCTTCCACGTCATTTAAAAGTTTTTCTACTTGTTTCTGTAAAAATTCTATATTTACTTTGTTTGTCATGTTCATCTCTTGAGTTTTTTCCATCTTTTCTACAGACTTATAAAGGTCTTCGATAAGCATAAATTGTTCGCTATCCGCGGGCAAAGATCCCATTTCACCACGTGGCCATTTTATTCTAAACTCTGTGTTTTCTTCCAGATCTTTTTCTATAATTTGAATTCTGGTGTCTGCTATGTTTAATCTCTCAACAATTTGAAAATAGCCCATGGTGCCGAGTGCTACGATTACGATCAACGATGCAACCGTTTTCATAGGCATCTGCACAGAGGCAGATTCAGATATTGATAAAGGTTTATTACTCATTTAATTTTGGTTTTGGTTTCGGCAGTATATAATCTTTGCTATCAATTTTCAATGTGGGATTATTAGGCCTAACAAAAATCGCCAATAAACAGAGTAAAACAATAAGAATTGCTGTGAACCTGTAGTTCATAACAACCTCCAATCATTATTGTTTCTTTGGTGTAAACAAAGATTTAATTTTTTCCCATATTCTACAACAAATATTCTTACATTTATTAATCATTTTTTTGCTCCTCGATCTCATAAAAGAAATCATCAGTATCAGAAGTTCTCCATTTACCTGAGTCTTCTACGTTCCACTCATTACTTTGTACTTTCCAATCAGGGATGTTATCTTTGACAGTAAATGAAGGTAAATCCCAAATACATCTGTTGTTAGGTTGTGCTGCAAAATTGCCGTCGTCTAATGCAATTATGTGAGCGCACTTGTGTTCGTGCGGTATCTCTGAATGGTCAGTGTCTATAATATTAGCATCTGGGTGTGCCCAGTCAATAGTAAATAAATAAGACCCATAGTGTTTCTTTTTATCTTTACCAAAGTAATAACCAGAAGCTGCACTTAAAATAGACCAGTGAGTAACAGTAGGATAGTAAGAAAAAGAATTCCAAAGCTCAAGTTCATCCAGCCTTCGCTTGGGAACTCTGGCCGGGTCGTATCCTCTTTGAATAAAAGCGCTAATAGGTAGGCGATAAAATATTGCACCGTTACCCATAAGAGCGTGAAATAATATAGCCCTTCCACCCAAACTCGATATGCCGAAGATAATGCAGTCTTCAACTTCACCATGATGTTTCTTGCAATCATAAAGATACTCTCTTCTTATCTGAGCATAAGTTGCTGGTATGTTTGCATTTAAATAAGCCATGCGCCTACAACAAATCCTATTAAAAATGTAGTACCGCCTAAAACTATTTCTTGTCTATACAAGAGAGACCAAGTATTTATTCTACTTAATATCTCCCCAATTTTTTCCTTTTTCATAATCAACCTTGTTTGGTACTTTTAACTCAACTGCAGATTCCATAATCTCAATTATTTCTTCTGCTTTTTCATCAGACTCAACAGAAATATCTACTTCATCATGAATCTGAATGTGAGGTATTATACCATTTTCATAGAGAGCTACCATAGATTTTTTTGTCATATCTGCTGCACTTCCTTGTATTAATTTATTAAGTGCTTTGTAGGTAAATGCACGTTTAAGTGGCTCATCATATTCTTTTCTAGCTTGTTCTAATGGTAATGGTTTAAAAACACCAAATTGCACTGGTTGCCACAAATCAAAATGACAGGCTCGACCAAGTAAAGTTCTAATTTTACCACGATCATTTGCTTTGCGAGATACATTATCCATTAATTGTTTTACAAAAGGGGCTTTGGTATGATATTGTTTTATCAATTTTTCTGCAGAATCTTTCATTAATCCTAGTTCTGCCATTAATTTATTTTTACCCATACCATACATTAATCCAAGATTAATTGTCTTGGCTTGTTTACGTTCAATACCTGCCATATCTGCAACTACCTGGTGGAAGTCTGCATCACCTGCTTTGTATGCATCTACAATTTCATCAACACCATTTAAATTTTGTAGTTTTGCATAGTGCACTAATATTCTAGGTTCTTGTTGTGAATAGTCAAATGATCCCCACGTATGATTTTGCTCTGGAATAAATATAGATCTAATTAAAGGTCCAAGTTCTGGGTGTCTTGCAGGTATTTGTTGTAAGTTTGGATTTGACATTGAGAATCTACCGGTCACCGTTCCGCCTGCATCTGATCGTATTTGATTTATATCTGCATGTATTCTGCCATTGACTGAGTGTTTAGTTATTGAATCTATAAATGTGCTGTGAGCTTTGTTAAGTTCTCTTGCCTCTGCGATTGCTTTGGGTAATTTGTGTGGGTGGTTTTGTAAAAAATTTTTTGTGAAAGATGGTTCTTTACTTTTCTCTGTTCTGTCATAAGGCAACTTTAGTTTATCAAATGCCTTTGCAATACTTCTAGCCGCGTGTATCTCTACGTCAATTCCTGTTAAGTCCTTGATATCTTTAAGAATTTTATTCTCTCTATCTATCAAATATTTTTTAATTTTGTCAGCTTTATCAAGATCAACTCTGACACCTTTGAATCTCATGTCAACTAGACAAGGAAATAATCTAGTCTCTAAATTAAATATATCCCATAGTTCTTGTTGATATAATTCTGTTTCTAATTTTTTCCAAAGCTTTAATGTAGACTCTGCATCACGCTCAGCATACTGGCCTACAAATAGTGCAGGTAGTCTCCATAAATCTTTCTTAGGATCTAATCCATATTCTTTTGCAGCTGCGTTTAGAATACTTTCATCTTTACCAAAACCTACATAATGTTTAGATAAAAAATTTAATTGATAAGACAATCTATTTTCATCTATCAAAGATGCTGCAATCATTGTGTCGATGATTTTGCCTTTTACAATTACACCAGCAGATCTCAACCAACAAATATCATACATGGCATTGTGAAATATAAATTTAGTTTCTTCTTGATTACAAATATCTTGTAGCCAAGATAGGACCAATTTTTTATCCATATTTCCACCAGACTCATGATGTATCGGAAAATAGCCTGACCAGCCCTCTACGGCCACCGCAATGCCAGCAATGTGCCCTTTTCCAGTCACATTACCAGATCCCAACTCTTTTAACTCTGGATCGTTAGTTTCTAAGTCTATCGCTATTTCTTTGTAGCCATGAAGGTCTTTTAATTCTTCTGGCATGACCCATTCTGTTTCAGGAGTGAACAAAGGTATTTGAGTGCTCCTCACGAATAATCTCTCTCTAATATCATTTCTAAATAATGTATTGCCTTCTTCACATCTTCCTCTTTTCCTTTTGACTGGTGTCTACAGATATACTTTATAGCGTTGCCTTCTGCAAAAAGCAACTTGTTTTCGTTTATAAAGTGTGCTGGCTGAATCTTCATGTTTCGATAGTGCTTCCCACCCACCTGCTTTTCTAACGAATCATATGTAGATCCTTTAAATATATCTTTGTGTGTCATAGTATATAAGCTCGATCAAAATCTCTTGGGTCCAAAACATGCAATTCGCGTTTCGCTCTTGTTGCTCCAGTGTAAAACAATCTATGTAATTCATCTGGATCATGACTAAATGTTTCAAGTGCTGCGTTTGTTATGTCTTGCATTAATAAAACTTTGTCAGCTTCTCCTCCTTTCGCTCCGTGTATAGTTGACATTGTTATACGAGGATTTTTATTTATCTGTTCTCCATTCGCCCTCATATTACGAATGTAGTTCTCTGTCATTGGATCTAGTCCTTCAAATGCTTCGTACCAAACATTTGTAACTAACAATCCATGATTATCTTGACACTCTTTTAATGTATACTTGTCATCAGAATGTAATGTTTTACCTTTTCTAAATCCTTCTAATACATTTGATCCTAAATATTCGTAAATGTTTTTTATTTCCAGGTGATTTAACATTCCACCTTTACGCCAAGATTCCCAGTTATTTAAAGCTAGTAATAGTTTAAGTGGTATAGAGTTTCTACCTTTGTATTGATAGTACCAACCTTGTAGCTCACATAAATCTTTAGCATCTTCTAAAAAATGATTTGCAGAAGATAACACCAACCATCTACCCTCTGACATATCAACCTGTGTGATATCAGAATATCTACGCAGTATTCCTTCTTCTTGTCTTGGTTTATAAACTTTATCAAATCTGTTTTGTATCTTACCTATAATGTTTTGTGATAGTTCGTGTATAGGCCCTCCAGGAATCCTGTAAGATTGATCTAGTGTTTGTATGTCATCAACTTCTTCTTTCAATGCAATAAAGTGATCTACATCTGCACCTGCCCACTTAAATATTGCTTGGTCATCATCACCTGCGATGTAAGTTTTTTCTGCACGACTCCAAATCTTTCTCACCATTTCCCATTGTAGCAAAGATAAATCCTGTGCTTCATCTATAAACAATACTTTAAATTTATTGATAGTTTCTTTTGTTAGAAAGTCTTCGATTAAATCGTTAAAATCTTTGAGTCCTTTTTCTTTTTTAAATCTTTTTAATTCTTCTGACAGTAAAAATAGTGTGTTTCTTTCTATGTCTAATATGTTTTGTCTTGAATCATAATATTCTAATAGATCCATTCGCTTAACAATAGCTGTATTTATAATTGTAAGATATTCATTGTCAGAATTAAATGTGCCATCACTTTCAGAAAATTTTGTAGACTTAATTGGTATGCCACATTTTTCACCAAACTCTTTGTAATCTTCAGGTCTCATCATCTTCTCTTTAGTCATACCTAATTGATTAAATGCATAAGAATGTAATGTTCGAAAAAAAGGTAAATCATTTTCTTTATCTAAACCAAATTTATCTGCAGCTCTGTCCGCTGCTTCTGTAGCTGCTTTTTTAGTAAAAGAAAAATAACCTATCTGTCTTGGTCTAATTCCATCTTTGATAAACTGATCAACTAAATTTAATAAAGTTGTAGTTTTACCTGTACCAGGTGGACCAAGTATTATTGTCTTCATTAGAAATGCTCTTCTTGGTAAGGTTCTTGTGTAACACTAGCTTCTACTTGTTTCATAGTTTTTATTTTAATTAATCGAGGTTGTTGTTTTTTAATTCTCATTCTCTCTTCGTCTACAAACACACTTAATTGTTTTATTAAATTACCTGTTTGGTTTTTATCTTTTTCCCAATGATTTCGTTTACAAAAATTATAAAAGTCTTCCATTCTAAAATATGTAAACTCTCTCTTCTCATCTGTGTATGGTAGTTTATTTAATATATCATCAAAAGTTCTTGCTGATTGTCTGTTTGTTGTCCAGTCTTGAAGTAGTCCTGTTAGTTCGTTTACTGGATCTAAAGATTCTAAAGGTTCTACTTCTTGTAAACCTTGCATCATAGGTTTTAAAAAATGTTGTTTCCAATCTTTTGGTTTTGGTACAGGCACTACTAAATTAGCTTGATCAAGACATGCTAATGCAAATAATTGTGGACTATAAAGTTGTTCTGATTTTAATTGTATTC